CCTTGTATTATAGCTGTTTGCATTTTCAACAATGCTACCGTCTTCTACGATCACCCTTCATTCTCCTTATTAATATTTCAAGCCCATATGTTGTTGCTATTATAGCCGCCAAGCACAATATAAGCAACGATCTACATAAAATAATGGCTGTTTTCATCGCATTATGCACCCAGATGAATAAACGCCTTTGACATTCGCTGAAACTGAACACGCCTGCGCAGTCCCATCGCAATCCTCGTCAACTCCGTTACCGCAAATTTCCGTTGCGCTTGGGTTGATAGCCGCATCGGAGTCTTTGCAGTCCCCAGAGGTTGCGGTCAAATCGCCAGCTTCGTAATAATTTTCTGAGCATGTTTCAACCCCTGTTTCTGATGTTCCATCAGAGTATCCGTCTGAGTCTGCGTCAAGATAACAAGTTGATTCCAGTGGAGCACCAGAAGAATATTCGAATGCCCCAATATCGTATGAAACATCTCTGGGTGCATTTATAAAGTCGTTATCAAATAAAGTAGATGCATCGTATCCAGCATCAGCGGCGGGGGATGTCGATGTCAACGAAAAATCTTTATTTGTTGCGTCTGTGAACAATGGGTTTGCGTTAATGTCGCCATTGCCGCTTGAATACCAAGCGGGCAGGCTCGCACCCTCAGCAGAGTAAAATAAGTTATTGCTATAACTACCGGGTGTGACCCCGGTATAATCTAACCCATCTAAATCCACAAATATGTTGTTCCTGAAATCTATTCCAGAGGCAGACCCCCCCCTGGTTGTTAGGCCGACCAGTTTATATCCGTATATGGTGTTGTTCCAGACTTTTATATGCTCATTTCCGGCAATGGCCATTGCCTCTCCAGACCATGCGGCCGCTGAGTCAACCACTATCACATTATTATATAATTCTATCTGTGCATACTCAGGATCATACGGAAGAGATGTATCAACGGATGCACCACCCTGATTTTCGACCCAGTTGTTATGGACCTTTATCGGCCCATTGAAACCAGATCCGGATGTTGCTTGGTCATATATGTGGATCCCCTCTAATATCGGGTTATTAACCAAATTATTCCATCCGATTTCATAAGGATCGACGATCGTACTGTTCTGCCTGATTGAGAGATAGTAAAGATGCTGGTATCTATCCATACTCGTGCAATTGGTGCAAGCATCTCCAACGCCATCATACGGAGGATCCGTCCAGGTGTTACTATTGGATGAATACGTATAGCTATAGTTATTCAGCCCTGGCGTAGTTGATCTATACCCATAATCATGAATGTAGATACCGAGATACGCCCCGCCTATCGGGGGGTTGCCCGCACTTCCTGAACAATTAATCGCACCGCCGTATCCACCGTAAACTGTTGGTCCTGTAATCTCCACCCCGACAATTCGATTATATGGGTTGGTTTTAATACCGTTTGGGGATCCTCCAGGGACGTTGCCATATGCCGTCACGGATAACTTGGATAAGTTGACGTATGCTGTATCATACGCCTCCGGGTACCAGTTATCAACCACTGCACTATCCCCACCCTCCCCTGAGATATCGCATGATGTATTCGGGTATGAGATTAATGATATAGGCGCCGTAACTGTCCCTTCGAGGGTACCTGATCCACCCAATCTTATCCCTGATGTAGTATCAACCCCGACAGAGTATACGGTGTCCCCGGCGACGAGCTTGCTTCCCGCGCCTCCGTTCATAGTGGCGTCATACGTCAACCAGGGTGAGCTCCATGAGCCGTTCCCGGAATCCGACCCGGTAGATTTAATAAAATAAATGCCGCCACTCCTAATAGTGAAGGGCAATATATTTGAGGTTTCGCTGTTAATTATAACCTTGATACCATTTGAGCCATCAGCGGCTCCGGCAGGAACAGAAAATGCAATTTCCTGCATTCTGTGATGCGTGTACAAATCAGCGGGGCCGCCCGGAAGTGTACCATCGGCATTTTTCCAGTAATATACATGGTCTGACTCAATATCTCCCACATAAACTTTTGATGTTCCTTGAGTGCCCCCGAGGTTGTTCCCCCAAATTGTTACGATCACACCAGATCCTAAGCCGTCTGTGTTACCTATTTTAGGCCCGGATGTTATGTCCGAAAAATTCAGCACTGGGGCTGAAAATGCCCTCGGGCTTACTAAGAGTATAAATAGAATAACAATTATAATTATTTTTTTCAAAATAGCCCCCTTGCTACTGGATCTTGAAATTGTCGAACACAAGAGTCTGGTTTGCTGACGCCTCGTTAAAGCCGTTAAGATGGAGGCGCTGAGTGGCTGGAGTAGCCACAGTAGTATTGTTCAGGCTATCAGTGTAATGACTCTCCCCTATATATAAGTCTATAGTCTGATCAGCGCAAACAATCTCAAGGTCAATGTGATGGAAATTGCCATCTGAAAGATCCTCCGTAACTGTCTGATAGTACGAGGCCCCGTTATATGTCACCAGGACCTGTGTTGACGATGAAAATCGAAAGGCAAAGGGGTGAACTGCTTCATAGGGTGTTGTAATGACGTAAGACCCGGGATCAAAATCACCAGAAACATACCTAACATCAAAGCTGATGTGTATATGCGACCAATCTATATTATTCCCATCTGTGGCAGTAATCCACGCCCAAGTTCCGGTGTCCAATTGAATCCCGTTCCCATCCACGCCAGTAACAAACGAATAGCTTGGGGTCGCCACCGAGGCTGGTGCCACTGTGTTTCCATCATCCATATCGTAGGTATCAAGAGTCAAATCGTCAGCGGCCCATTCGACAAGGTAGGATGATCCACCGCTTATACTATTCGTAACACTCTCGCCTGAAAATGACGCAAGGTCGCCGCCGTCTGAATCTTCAAGGCCATCTGTAGGCTGAGTATAGGCGATTGTTATCGTCTCGCCCGCCTGGAATGCATCCGCTGTCGTAAATGAGAGGGTAGAAGTTGTGTCTCCCGAAGCATAAGTCCCATTGCTTGCTCCGGTTACAGAACCAGTTACAACTATTCCCCCGCTACCCCCAGAACCAATTGTGATGTTTTCAGCTAAGGTTAAATCAACATTTGTTGTAGTGGTCATCTCAGCACTTACAAAAGTCGGGAGTAAATTAAAAGTGGCTCCAACAGTTTTGGCCGCATCCATTGTGATTGTATCCGGATTGGTCGTAGTCGATGTGTCTGTGGCATCCCCTGTCCAGGCGAGGAACTCGTATCCGCTTGCCGCTGTAGCCGTCAATTGAGGAGTCGATGTGTTTGCAAGATATTGCGTACAATCGGATGCCCCATCACCACAATCTATTGTTCCATCAGACGCAATTACATTAGAATCGCCGGGGTCGGAAACAGTCAACAGCCACCACGGTGTGCGTGACATTGCCACAGTAGATATGGCAACATTCTGTTCGACAAGGAATAAATCACCATCTGTACGATTTTGGTATAGTCCACTTGCGTCTGTTACATCTGGATCGGTGTTTTGAAATATCGGTGCGCCTCCTCCCGTCATGTCGCCCCATGATAAAGGGACAACGGTCCCCGTCCTGCCGTCAGGCAGGGTCTGAGATGTAAGCGGTGTGCCGCCTTTCAATACTTGGCCATTTGTCCCAACTGCGTTAGGGAATTTATAGCTTATGTTAACCGCTTGATCGTCTGAGCCCTGGAATCCACTTGTCAATTCGCTTGTTGTGTCCGCTTCGAACTGGTATGAATAACCCGGCACCCCGCTCTCTTTCGTCGGGGACAGCTCCCCGGCTGTTTGGACTGTCGCAGTCGAGAGTGAGGATGTTAGAACGTAATCCCCGAGTGTGGTCGTAAGGGACGAGGACGTGACGTAATCCCCGAGAGTTGTTGTTAAGGACGAGGCCAAAACATAATCGCTAAGAGTCGTAGTCAAGGCAGAAGAGAGCACATAGTCTGAAAGGGTTGTTGCAAGAGCAGACTCGAGTACATAGCCAGACAAGAAGTTTTCCTTCGTTATAGCCCTTGAAGCCGGAGTCCCATCTGGGTCATCTACAACATACACAAGGTCGTCGGAAGATGCCGTTGTTATCCTTGTTAACGCTGATCCTTTCGTGTCGGCTGCATATGCTTGTAATGGCATCAAAAGAACTATAAAAGCGCTTAAAATATATTTAATCAATGGTCATCCTCCAAAATAAGCTTATCGCCATTTTCAAGCAAAAAGTAATTTCCAGACTCAAGTAATATGGCTGGTTCGCCATTCACAATAATTTGCTCAGCTATTATTTCCTCTGTAATTTGTGAAAAAATTTCAGATTCTATAGTTTCGAATAATGGCATTTAGCCCCCGTTAAGGTCTTACATTCAACACAACAGGATCTCCGATATCTGCCACTCGGACCATGAGGACAACGCCCTGCCCATGGTTCAAGGCGAACCCATCAGAAACATCAAACGATGGTGTGGGCCAAGCCTGGAAAGTACCGTCTGTCTTTTGATAGCCCCATGTTAACGTTGCCGCAGAATTAGCCTCAACCGTGATGACTGATCTTTCCGCGTCTGCATCACCCCTGGCCGCGATTACATGATCACCGTCAGCCGTTATTGTTACAAGTGCCATCTAATCACCTCTGAATAGGCCCCCGAAGGGGCCGTGATTTATTCTTTATCCTTTTCCGATGCTTTCTTTTTTCTTTGCTTCGGTTCAGGCTTTTCAAAAAGCTCATGGAAATCGGAATCAAAATTCTCCTCGTCAATAATGACGAAATCACCTTGATCCTTTCCCCATGGCTTTACTTTAAGGATACCCAAAATAAACCCCCTAACCCAAAAGAAGAGCCGTGTGCTCAGGTTTGATGTTTTTAACGCCCCAGGCAATCGCGACTTCGTAGACTGCCTTGCGGTAACCAGGGTAAACAGAAACTTCGAAAGACAAGCCTGAACGCGGGTCTGTAATCGTTGTAACATCGATTGCCAAGTCACCGGTTGACGGTCTTTCAGGCATACGGGTTGCAAGAACAATGGCAGAGCGGTTGAAACACATATTCCGTGCAGATGTTGCAACAACGGTGATTGCGTAGGCCGCTGCATCCTGTGCAACTCTTAGCCCAGGCGCACCGATTGTGATTGTGTCACCTGAGGCAGGGTTTGCACCTGCGAAAGAAACAGAAGTAACGACATATTTGTTTGTGTCGTTTGCAATTGTGATGATATCGCCAGCTGCCACAACACCGGTTCCTGCTGTAGCCAGCGGGATAATGGTTTGGCCGACTGTCAATGCAACTGCCGTGGTCGTTGCGCTTGCCATTGCTCCTGCTGTCTGCGTTTGGATTTGTCCAGATTCTCGGATGTCCATCCCTGCAACAGTCTGGAAAACGCCCTGTCTCAGAATGGTGTTGTCGCCCTGGGTATTGTAGGTTCCCTGCTTCCCAAGGAAGTTTGCACCGGCTGTAGTATTCACAACAAGGTGGTTGTTAGATTGCGGTGCACCGTTGTCTTTCAGGATTTTGAGCGCCATTGTTGCATCCGTGAACGTACCAGCGGTTCCGAACGGTGTGGAAGCCGCTGTGCCGTAAGCGCGAGAAAATGTTGCCTGAAGCTCAGCAAGATCTGCCTCAATCTGGTTTACGAGCGACCGCACGGCCTGTGAAAACTGACCGTTAAGGATGGAATTTACACCCGGGCCAGTGTTCAGTCCGCGCTGTTCTTCACCGTCCCATGAAAACCGCTCATATTTCGAATTTGAAATAGTAACGGCAGTACTTCCCACGGTGTGGTCTGCCTCTGACGGAATTGACATGGCAGGCGTGACTGTGCCGCTGGTCGTAGCCCCTACAATCGGAACGTATACGCTCTGGTTGAGCTTTCCTACTTCAAGACGTGAGTCCATTGTTACAGCCGGGATAAGCCCGACAAGTTCGCGGGAAACAACGTCAAGTTCCGCATACAATGAAGGAATAAGGTTTGTAAGTGTGTTCGTGGTCATTTTTTATGCCCTTTTTTTGATTTTGGTAGGGCATAAAAAAGGCCCTACATGGTTTATTATTTCCACATAGGGCCGCGACTCCCCAGAGCCTTATCAAGGCCAGCTTGATAAGATTCTTATGTTATTTTTATTAAAACTAAACACATATTTGTAACTTAGTCAACAAGTTTTCCGCCTTCGCTCATAAACGCAGCTTTTTCCCGGTGTCCCATTGCCTCGAATTGGTCACGTTTCATGGTCATGGCTTGTTTCTGCTTTGTGCCGAAATCTCCGCCACCGCTTGCTTTACTTCCTATAACGAAGGGCGCGAATTTATCATTTGTTTGGAATTCTTTTTTTAAATCATCGATCGACATGGCTGATGGATTACCGGTTGCATCAAGAACTCTAACAACGGGCTTTCCGTCTTTATATTCAGTCGTGAGTCTTTTTGAAATATGTGGCATTACGATTTCTGCAACATCTGATTTGAAAACATTAGAAACAAAATCACGGGCAGCCGCCCCGGATGTAAGCTCTGAAATTGTTGATTCGTAACTCTTCAACGCTTCATCGTGTTCGGTTTTAATCTGATCGATTTTTTCCTGCCACGACTTTTCCAGAGCGTCAATGTCGCCTGTTTTTTTCAGAGCATCTTCTTTCACTTTTTTCTTTTCATCAAGAAGCTTTCTGTTGTTAGCTTCCAGGGCCTTGATTCTGTTTTCAAAGTCTGATGTGTCAATACTTTTTGCCTCTGGCACGCCTTCGACCTTCAGGACAAACTTTCCGTCTTTCTCCTCGTATTCATCACGGTATTTCTCGTCAACGTCTTCAAGTTTTTCGATTGTGTATTTTAATGCCACGGTGTTTCCTCCTTTTTATTGTTTGCCACGTTAATCGTCAACCCTGCAAGGTGACGGATTTTCCAAAAACCTAACGGCCTTGATTGTTTTCTCTCTATCAATAAGGGCCTTCATAACCCTGTGCCTACCATCCAATATTTCGCCGTCCTCATCCAGTATGATCGGATATGACAAATCGGCTTCAAGGATAGCTTCAATGTGAGTGCACATTTCGCGAAGATTCAGGCTTTTGTAGTAGTCTGTCATATTTAAATGCATCAATGGGATTTCCATCACCGGTAGGTCTTTCGATAATTCAATCAACCTTGCTACACTCCAATGGTTCCGACCGAGTTGTACCATTTGTTCGCTTGTTTTATGCCACTTTTTTATCAAAACATATTCCTTTTTAGATTCATATCTCAATTATACAGCGTTTGCCATCCGACGAAAAAACAACGACGATCTTGTTTTCGTCGGATGGCTCATTGAGTGTCACCTCATCGACACATATGTCGTCTGGTATATCAAGGCTGCCAAAAATGTCCTTTAACTCTCTCCATGTATAGCTCAAAATGCCCTCCTTGCTATAATTAAAGACCCGCTTTTTCGAATGCCACCGGGTCAAGTTCCCGCATTTCTTTCAATGTCACAGGCTGGAATCTCTTGTCAAGCTGAAGCTCTGCGAAACGTTGGGCCGAAAGGCCACCATCCCTTAAAAGCTTCGTTCTTTTAACGCCCAAAACGGACTCTTGAAACGCTTTTGGCTGGTTTTTCAGCCATGCATAATACATCTGTTTCGCCGGTACTTTTTCAATCTTTCCTGTTTCAGGATCACGCGCCGCCCTGGTTTCTCCACGGCTTAAAAAATCGAATGACCGGTCAAGAGCTGCTGCTGTTGTCGTGCGGCATCCATAGTGAAACGGCGGGATATCTGTCGTGTCAAGAGGTAATATCTGCCCATCCCTTGCCCTACACTCTGAAGTCGTTCGACCGTCAAGAGTTGCAATGATCTGTATACCCTTGACTATATCGTCGTTTGCGCGCCATGTCTCTACCCTTGTTTGATTTGCAGCATGTTGCAATGATGTCCTGACCACTGCTTCAAGATCTCGCTTTTCAATCGGAAACACTTCTTTTTGCAGTGCTCGTATCGTGTCTGGTGTTGTGATACCTGCTGCATAAGACGCACGAATAGTGTTCCCCATGGACCTAATTTGTGCCTCTGTGAACGAGTCTTTCAAGCCACCAAGCAAAGACCCTTGAAATCTACCCCCAAGGTTGAGCGGAGTTGAGTTTATTGCCGTGACAAGTTGTTCTGTTTTAGGCAAAACAAACTCATGTTTTATTCCTTGGCCTAAATTCCTGATCTCAAAATCTGCTTCATACTCAGCGAGAGATTCAATTTGTTTGTCAATCTCACCAAAAATATCCTCAACATACCGCTTTTTTGCCGCTTCTGAAAATGCCTTAATCTGCTTTTCTGACTGTACCCGTGTCTTTTTTGTTATATCATCTCTGAGCAATATCCATACAAGCTGATCATTGATATCATCAATCAAGTCAAGAATAGCATTCACATTTCCGCTCTTTAGACGTTCAAGGTGTGCGGCATGTCTTGTGCTTTGCTCTATGAGTTGACCTGGTGCCTTTGGCATTTACACCATTCCCCCTGATGGCGCTATGGCGTCAAGGTAATCCTCGTCTGTTGTTTCTTCGTCGAAAAGATTTACCCGCTTCATAAATCGGATATAATCAATAGTTCTTACCTGCCCCATGCTTTGGCCAGTCATCATGACTTGTATCAATTGTGCATCCATCGCCAGCGTGATAAAATCCTGGTTGATTTCGTATGAACATTGCGACTCATCGGCACCCATATAACGAGCAGCCCATTTTAAGGCCTGTGTGTAAGCCTCCGAAACATTTGACGCGATCATGGAAAGAACGGAAGTCTTGCCCTCACGTTCACCATTAAACTGTGAAGCTGTCTTTGCCGCCGTGTTGTTCTCGCTTATCCTTGCGCCAAGGCCTATCATTTTGATTTCTTTCCGGTCCATTTCGGCGCTTACTTGGGTGTTTTCCGGTGATGATGCAACTCCTATCTTGAATGGCATCAACCGACGATTCCCATAATAAACCGTTCCTTCTTTTTTCATATCTTCGACCATTGAAGCTGAAATGTCATCTGAATCGATAAACGGCTGATTCTGAACACCCCAAAAAACGCTTTCCTCATTGTCTGCGCTGTTCATGAAGTGCTTTAAGTTCATCGTCGCAAGTGGCAGTATGGGGGGGTTGTCAACGGACGGATCGTTTACTTCTGCGCCTTCAAAAATGAACGGGATAACGTCCCACTTGTTTCCTTTTGCATCGGTCGGGAAAAGCTCTTCACCGGGTATCCATTCTTTCTTCGGCTTTTCCCATTCGCGCATGGAATACACGCCATATCTTAGCATAAGTTCAACTATTTTAGGCTTGTATTCAACTGTGTATCCATCGTCGCCGATCGTTTCTTCCATGGTTTCAATCACGACAAGAGACAACATCGTTTTTGAACCTACCGTTGTCTCGCGCCAATTAATTATGTTTTGAGCCGGTATGCGGTTGATCGTTGCAACATACTTCCCATTTTGGGTATCTGCCCTTGAGACTTCGCCTTCCGTCCTTGGGAATGCCACATAAAGACCACCACGGCCACGTGTCAAGCTTGTCCGTGCGCTTCCCTGGCTCAACTGGTAAAGAGACTGCCCCTTCCCATTGGCGTTTTCCTGCATGTACTCAAGTTCGGGCGGAAGATTGACAGTAGGAACACGCCTGAACATTGTCCCAATATTGGCCGATACGGTTTGTGACGTGATCCCGTACCATGTTGCAGCGTCTTTGTATTGCTGGTTCCGGATTTTATTTTCTTGTGACGTGTCCTTCGGGTTGAGATACCGAAGGTATTTCTTCAGCCGGCCCTCATCGTCGGACATTACATCATCGATCATCTCCCATTTTGGAAGCATCGCTGTATATTCTGGGTGCCGTGCGTCAATTGCCATTGTTTATCTCCGTAACTATATCAAGAAGCTCTTTAGACCACTCAATAATGTATTGGCCTGAATACCCCATTGATATATATCTATCTATTGATCTCGATAGCTCTATTGCTCTGTCTTCAAGCCATGTTTTCCTTGGTTTTGGTCCTATGGGTAGCTCGTTTTCTATAATAATTGCTGCCATGTTTTCCCCCTTTATATCACAGTCAATGGTCGTTTTACCGGGAATCTTCGGTGAACGTAGTAGCCTCCAGCGTCATTTCTATGGTCATTACCCTGCGTTTTGTCGGGTTGCCCATCTGGACCATATGCCTGTTGCTCAAGGTCACGAACATATTTAGGGCACATCTTCGAGTTTACTTTATACCGTCTTTCGCCTTTTGAGTTGCAGAACATGGCATTCATAGACATAACGCGGTCCTTAATTCTCGGGTTAGCTTTTGGCGCATCGACGATAAAGCCAGCCCCTTCAAGCAATGTTATGTCTGATCGGCTTGCGCTCCGCGTGTCCCTGCTCCCTCCTGATGAATCAGGAAATATATAAATCTTATGTCCCTTGTAAATGTTCTGTATCGCCTTTATCATCGCAGGTGTGTCAATCAATTCACATATTTCACGCACAGCATGTGGCCACCCGTCGCGCAAAACATGGACGATTGCTGACATGTTCCCAACATTGAAATCCATGCCGATATAAAGCGTTTCTCGTTCAACCGGGTGTTCATTTGAATCATTTTCGATCCGATTATATGCCGGATAAACAGACCCGACTGTCAGATTGCAAAATTGGCCATCGATATAGGCCATTACCAATTCAGCCGGGTAAGCTTCAAGCAATGACGGTATATAATCATTAGGCAAGTTTATGGCGTTTGAGCGTGTTGATGCATGGACAATGCCATAATTGCCTTTGAGCTCCGGATTATCCTCAAGATCCTGCACAAACAACTTGTGCGTGGCCATAAACCCTTCGGGGGTCGTTGTGACATCAATACTGTTTCTGACCCCTGCGACATTATACCGCATCCTGGCAATGATCTTTTTCCATGCCGTCATCGCCTTTGGTTGTTTCAAAACATCAAACTCATCAATAAGGGCATGGCCGATCTTAAAACCGATGATCGTTTCTGGCCGCTCCATACTACGGCAAATAACCGTTGAAAGATACCGTTGCCCGCTGTAAATATGAACCTCTTTATTCCCTACATTTATATCGCATCTATACCCAAACCAGTCCGCCACCTCTGAAATTGTAGGGTAAAATATATCTCTAATTTGCGGATATGTCGGAGCGAAAAACCCCATGTTTATTCCTGTGTGCTGATACGCATGATACAAAATACCAGTTGCGCCTGTGACTGATTTGCCGCTTCCATATCCGGCGACAAAGGCCCGAAACTTATGAGGCATATCAAGGAAATCAACCTGCTCATCAGAGTATTCAATCCTTTTTTTCACGGCGCACAATCTCTATTTTGGTTATCTTTTCTTGGTCGTCGTCAACTTCTTTAGGAGGTGTTGTCATGAGGCCAATCTCACGTGCTATGATATTGTGGTTAAGCAATTCTGCTGCCGCGCCTGTAAATTTCTGATCCCATATGATAGCCTCCACGCGCGTAATGACCTTGGATAAGTCATTTCTCTTTTTCCACTCATACCAAGTGCTAAGATCAATCCCAAGAAAAACAGAAAGCCCTGTGATTGTCATCGCCCTCATCTTGCAAGCATTGTACGTTAAAATCTCACCTTTTGATGCAAAAACCTTTTCTTCAATCAGCGGATTATCTTCAACCCACTGGAAATATTCACAGCATGCATTCCAAAGGTCTTCTCCGTTTTCAAATTTCCGATTAGGCCCATGCTTAGCCCTGAGTCTCCAAAATTGGTTCCCTTCAGGTGCTCCCATATCACCCCGCAATCTTAATACCGAAAATAGCCAAAACAGCAGATGCAACCCCTATAGCAAGTGTTTTTAAAATCGCAAATTTCGCAGTCCTTACGCCCTCTTTATGTTCGAGATACCACCCATGCACCTCATCGATTTTCGCCTTATTGTCAGCGCATCCAAGACCATCAAACCGCTTGTCCATGGACTCAACAATTGTTTTTAGGTATTCAACACCTGCGTGAGTTTCGCCTATTTTTTGAGCTGTCGCGCTGTCAAGTTCCACAATCACCCCCCATGCTATTTTTCACCGAATTTTTGGCCGACCTTTGCCCCAAGAGAGCCGAGAACAAGAGCCACAGTGCTAAGATCGAGCGGTTGAACAACCCCGGACCTAATAGACGTATACGACCATACAGAAACAACGGCTGAGGCTATCATAAACGCTATGACCCTGATTGAAGACATATTGCCATTTGATTCTTTCAACATTTCAAACATACGGACCCCTTTAGTTTTATATGTGCAGCCTCAATGTACCTATATTTTAATCAAATTGTCAATAAATTAAAAAAAGTGCATTTTGTTGTTGACATTCTCGTACAATGTGGTAATATGTAATCAAGAGGTCAGGGAAAGGCCCTGACCGAAACACCCAAGCGAAAGGAAACGACAATGACAAATGAACAAGCCTTCGAAAAAATTTGCGGGAACCAAGTTGACCCCAAAAATGTGACCGACGAAGACATCCGTGGGATGGCCGAACAGTGGAACGCCCAGGGCGAAACATGCACCGACGAAGAGATTGCAGCAGCCATTGATTATATCAACTCATTATAAACAATCCAGCCCCGGTCAGCCGGGGCATAAATTGAAACAAGAGGGCATGGAAATGAAACCAGAAACAGAATTGCAATTCCGGTTACGCAAAGCGAAAGAATCGCTCGAACGCGCTATTATCAAAGAAAGCGATGCTCGTCAGGAGCTTATTCGTGCAGAAGAATCACGCCGTTCTGCGAAAAACAGATACGAGTCGCTTTTTTTAGAAGAAGAGCGTGCTGAACATGACCGCAGGGCGATTAATTACAGACATTGCACGTTATAACCGACCCCGCCCCGGTCCGCTGGGGCACAAAACGAAAAGGAGAACATCATGGATGAAACGATATTAAAAGTAAAAGGCTTCGGGGAAAGCGGCACTACAAAGGCCTGGAACCAACTTAGCGAGTTCGTAATGGAAAATTTCGACTTGCTATATTATGGGGCTTGCAGAATAGACGCGAACATACCCGACGACTATTACGCACCCCGTAGAATACAAATTAACAGCACCCGGTTGCACCTAAACCAGGGCCTGAAAATCGCAGCCGGACATCATCTGCATGACGATAAAGAACCGGAAGAAAGGCATATAACCGAGGCCATATCTGACATTCAAAAACTTCTGGATGTAGCGGGTGAGGACAGACCACTTAGTTACATAATAAGAATAGAGGCAATATGAAACGTCGGAAAAGTGAAATGACACGATACCGCGTAACCCGAGGCATATGCGCTAAGGTATACGCCACTGCCGCCATGCAAGACCGGCGCGCACCAGTCCACCATGAACCAGCACCATTCAGGATGGCTTACATCACAGAAGGTGGAGAAAGGATAGAGCGTAAATTCCACGGTTCACCGGGTGAGATTCTTGATCAATTAAAGGCAGAAACTCAAAACTAATTTTCATGGAGGTGTAAAATGTTGAAAGATAAAGAACCATGTGATTTTCAAGAAATTATCAGATTGACTGACAAATATATTGCAGCAAGGTTGGCATATCGCGATAGAGTCGATGAAATTGAAACAATCAACACGGCAAAGAAAAACATTGATGCCCACCTTGATTATCTCAAAAAAACATACACAAAAAAACTCGGCCCTGGTTGCCAGTAAGGAGGTGTTAGATGTTTAGAAATGACAAAAAATGCCCAAACAAACGATGTAAAGTGACCTTCGAACGGTCGCGATTTGACACATACCAATATTGCCCCCATTGTGGTTCGTCGCTGCGTGGCCCTGAATCTGGCGTAACAATCTTTGCAAAACGCGATGGAGGAACTTATTTCGGGGTTGAAAACGTGGTTGATCTTGTTATTTGCGGAAAAAACGGCATTCCAAAATGGAAAATTTCAGAATCAGGGGAAAGGTCTAAGTTTGAAAAGTTTCTGGATGATCTTGAATCGAATCTCTCTGTTGTAGATGGAAAGGAGGATGAATGGACGTTAGGGGAATAAGAGAGGCGCTTGGGTTGTCACGTGCTGAGTTCGCTGAAAAGGTAGGCGTTACGGTATCAGCCGTGGAATCGTGGGAATACGGAAGAAGGAACCCATCAAAACAGGCCCAATTTATTGTGAAAATTTTAGTGAATAAGGAGAAAAAATTGAAATTGACGCATGATCAGATTGTAAAAACATACCGAGAAAAGGGGTATGAGGAAGTTGATATTTTCCCATTGATCCCGGTTACGGTTATGTCAAACGGGCACCAGTTCATAACAATCAAAGGCATCCGTGTACGAGACGGATATCACAAGCCGAAAAATTAAAATAATGTTGCTTCCCCCTTGACATTCTCGTACAATGTGGTAATATGTAATCAAGAGGTCAGGGAAAGGCCCTGACCGAAACACTCAAACGAAAGGAAACGAATCATGATGAAGCATGAATTTGAAAAGATGGTCGGCCAGGAAGTTGGGGAAGATGAGTACGCCTGTATCGAAACAGTTTATATGTTCTACCCCGGGGAGATTCAGAAAGATACAATAGTTAAAATGTATAAAGAATCCGGTATGGTTATTTTTAGGGATCTTTATAAACGCGCGTCCGAAATAGTGGTGTTAAATAACCAAATTTCTGATTTACAGAACAGGCTATCTAAACTATTCGCCTAACCAACCCGGCCTGTTCCGGCCCGCCGGGGCAGAATATTTGGTGCACCAACACACACTATCCAGACAACCCAAAGATATTAAATACGGAGGGAGTATTATGGTATATAAATTGAGATTAAACCCCGAGTCAATGACGATGAGTGGCGTTCAAAGATTTGATAATTTTTGCGGGGAGTGGGAGGACTTCCCATATCATTATGCCTTAAAAGAGTGCGTTGCATGGATGTGCAACCGATATAAAATTAAAGAAAAAGACATAACCTGGAATCATTGGTCCGCCTTTGTATAAATCGAAATTTAATAGGATGGGAATATGGAAATTAAATATAAAGGCCTTTGCATAGAAGCAGAATATCACAAAGGAAGCAAAGGCTCAATCCGAGACGGGTTGAAAGTTGAACCGGATGAGCCTAATGAAATAGAAATCATTGCAGTATACTGCGAAGGAAATGACATAACAGATATTATTAACATAAACAAACTATCAGAAATATGCATGGATGAGCTTTCAGCGTTAGCATGCATCTATTAAGAAAAAGCCGGGCACTCAAACCCGGCTTTTATTTTTCCCGTATGGCAACCGAACTAACCGACTGATTTTATTCAATCCATGTTTCCCTAAAAAGGAATATCGTCGTCAGGCGGCGGTGTAAATCCTGCATCAGGTTGCGCGTATCCCGTTTGGTCTCTCCGGTTCTGATTATTAAACCTGCTCCCTTGTTGGTTATAGCCGCCTTGGTTTTGTGGCATGGCTTGTTGCTGGCCTTGGGCTTGCCCCTGCCCACCTCCCAAAAACTGAAACCCCGTCCCTATGATATCAGTTGAATGCCTGGTTATACCGTCTTTCTCGTATGATGAGGTTTGAAGTCTCCCCTCCACATACATCTGCTTCCCCTTGGTCATGTGTTTCCCGATTATTTCGGCGGATTTTCCCCAAAAAACAACCTTGTGCCACTCTGTTTTTTCGCGTTTTTCGCCTGTTGTTTTGTCGGTCCAATTTTCTGTTGTTGCGATATTGAGTCGGCAACAACACATACCTGATGGAGTGTATGTTGTTTCCGGGTCACGCCCCAGGCACCCGATAAGCATTACTTTGTTCAGACTTGACATAAATCTCTCCTATGGTTGGAAATTGGTCATATTGACACCATGGTTAATATCTTGAGTTTTATTCTTACAATACTCATGATCACTGCAATAATGTGACTGCCTATGCCTATCTCTAATTTTTGGGATATCATTACCGCAAAATAGACACTTCCGCACACCAATAACATCAAGCCCTGGGTCTTTTTTTGGCGTTTCTGGTTTTTCCCCGCCACGGTTATACACCCAGTACCCTATGCAGAGTTTTTTACACACATCCCTGACCGTACCTTGAGTTACACTAAGCTCTTTTGCAATGTCTTTGATGGTCATTTTTTCTATGATCATCTTTGCATATGCCTCGGACACATATGTATACCCGAGTTGTTTGACTTTCCAACCCAAATTTGACCTATATAATGTTTTGTCAACACTCTTGAATAACTCCATATTACCAATAAATCCATTGGGTATTACAGGGCCACGCCAGAGTATCTTTTTGCGTTGTTTTGATTTAATAAGGCCAGCCATGACAAGTACGGTCTGCCGTTCGTCGCCTCTCTTAATTGAGGCAATGTATTTTGGGTCCAAATCATATTCATCGGCCAAGTTTTTATTTGATTCTTTGGATTTAAAAATTCTGATAACATCTTCACTTGTAAGATATCTTTTTTTTCTTTGGCACATTTTATTTTTTCCCCTTATAAATCATACTCAACGTTCTGTTTCGTTTAATAATCCTCATTTTCATCACGGATTTCATGTCAAGAAAAAGCCGCATCCTATGCGCTACTTCTAAAACGTCTGCGAATTCTTCCAGTACGCAGAGATAGGCCTTCCCGTGTTCGTTTGTATCTCCGTTTCTTTCTGCAATAATCATCTTGCAGATAGCAGCAGAAAGCTCACTACATTCTTCGGCCATCTTCAATAAAACTGCGTCTTTACCGAAATAGTCAAGGATTATCTGGTGTTGGTCTTCGCTCATACTCACCCCCAAGATATTTTTCAATTACCGTTATAGCCGCGTCCCCGCCTTTACAAACACAGGCGAAATACCCCTGATTCTTGAGCGACCGAAGGATTCTTTTTTGGTCTTCAGATACCCGGCCTTTTTTGATCCGCTTCATTTCAATAAAAAGTCCGTGGTATCCACCGCGTGAAACGTAAAGACTGATGTCGGGGAACCCTGCTTTAAGGCCTTGCCTTTTTGCTAAATTAGCCTGGAATATTGATCTCTTTGCACCGTTCATAGATCCGTTCAAAAGTTCAAGCTCAGGATATTGACGCTCTGAAAACTCGGCCCATCGGAAGACTTTTTCCTGTTCTTCTGATTCTGGCGGGATGAATGTTTTCATGAATTCACCATTTCCGGGTTTTCGTGGATATTCCCTACGATTTCAAGGTCTGATATATTGCCATAATAAAATTCACAAAATGCCCACCATCTACCAATACTCCAGGTTCCATTTCCCTTATCCCACTCTATCACGAGGGTTCTTCTTATATCAGGATGCTTAATGATATCCCCTTCAAAAATCTTTTTTCCGTTCCTATCTTTCAGTCCGGTATACTGCTCAAAAACACGGCCATTAGCAATATGATTAAAAGCCAAAAACCCAAGTTTCTTATTAGACAATGATTGCTGTTTTAAGCAGTTAAAAACATTTCCCGGATCGTGAAAATATTTTTTTGTCGTACTATCCCACATCCTAAAATCAATCTCTCGCATATTGTTTCCTTCCACTGTTTACATATATTCAACCGGCAAACCAAAGCTTTCAGCAAGGGCAATTTCGGCTCGTGTCCCTTTAGATTTTTCCCATCCCTTTGTCACAATAATTTTGTCGGCCCAAAATACAGATTCGCATGACAATTCCATATACTCCTTGGCTGTAAGATTTGGCGGATAATCCATAGGGGTTTTAATTTCATCGTAACCGATCATGAAATAATGACCTTTCGCATCTCTAAATTTGTCTTTCCAGTTTTCAACCCCGGTTACTGCACCGACTATGTAAATTTTTCCCATTCTTTTTGTGCTATTTTGATCTGTATTCAACTTTCTCCCCTTTCCGAATGCCTGAGTACGTGTTTTTTGGGCATTTGATTTTTCAACATGTTTTTTCTCCGCCCTCTTCCGCCAAAAATATACATCACAAAGGCCAACATCGCTCCCATCCCTACCATGCATATTGTGGTTGATTGCGTAGCTTCCGCAAATTTTGCACTTTTCCATCATATCTTCCTCACGCTCTCACCGTCGAATTTCAAAAAGACGCCGTGGTTTTCGTAAAGCCGGTCAATTGTCCTTTCGCCGAGATTGTCTTGCAATTCTTTTTCGCAAAGGTTCGATACAATAATTGTCGGCTTGACATCTTCATATCGCGCGTCAATAATTTCATATGTCAAGGCCTTTTCCGTTTCTGACATTTCTTTTAGTCCGACTTCATCAAGGATCAGCAAATCAAACTCATTCAGACGGTCGATTATCGCCTTCTCGCTGTCCGTTGATCCTTTTGCGTATGTAGCCTTAATCCTGCGCGTTAAGTCGTACAGGCGTTCATAATGTACGCTGTAACCTTTTTTTATGATTGCTACACCGACGCCTGTCACGAGATGTGTCTTACCTGTGCCCGGGGGACCATAGAGCATTAAGCACGATCCTAGCTTTAAAACAGCCTTGAAATTATCAACATACTTTTTCACACGCTCAAATATTTTTTCCTGGTCATGTGTCCTTGGATTAAATGTATCAAGGCTCATGTTTTGGCGTCTTTTAGATAGCCATGGTATTCCTTCTGATGAAGATACGGTTTTTATATCTTCTTGCATACGCCTTGCTTGTGATTCATCATAACACAATGGGCAACCGGTCCAGCATCCAAAAACTTTTTTTGAATCGTAATCAATATTGTGGAAATCACACCTCATTTTTTTTGTAAAAGGCTTTTTAAACATTTGTCCAGTGCCTATCGGGTTGCAAAGTTCTTGTATTGTTTCAGAAACATCAAAAGATGGGGTTGTATTTTCCATCGGTGCTTGGCTTTTCATAATATCCTGGGTCTGAGAAGTTTTGTTTTGATCCATTCGATTTGCCTTTCACAATTTCATTGTTCCAGCTTTGATTATTTAAATAAGTTGAAGGGTCTTTCCTGAATTGAACGTCTTTCGTCGATTCAATATAAGCCGGTAAAGTTTCAAAAATTTTGTCCCTTTCATCCTGTTTCAACCTCTTCCACTTTTGAAAACACTTTTTACGATCCCGCTTTTTATTGTAAAGATCCCAAAAGCGGTTAAAACAAATCTCACACGCGCAATTTTTTGCGCAATTAATATTTAATTCTTTTTCATTTTTAAAATTATCTTCATTCTTGTTTATGTTGGTTGCCTGTTGGTTGCCTGTTGGTTGCCTGTTGGTTGCCTGTTGGATTGGTTGTCGGGCATATGCGTCATCAGCTTGATAAACGTCCCAATTTACTATTGATATAATAGAATAATGGTTGTCGGGTTGGATGTCGATATTTTTCATGTTTTTTAATTTTTTAATTCTGTCAGCAACGGTTGATGGTTTCATTCTTAATTCGGATGCCGCCCTATTCCTACCAAAAATAAACTGCCCAGGTTGTATTTCGACCTCTGTTGTGCCCTTCCCTGTTTCTATAGGAACCCATCTTTTTTGATGGTTTGCTTTTAATAAGCACCAAATCCAAACCTTTAACAAGCCTTCATTTAAAAAAACACGGCTGTCAATTAATTGACGATATATTTTTACCCATCCGATTTTTTCCATTAAAATGCCTACTTAAAAAACTTTTCAAGGCGTTTTTTGTTTTCTTCGTTAGGCTTGCTTACCCCCCTTTCCCAAAGCTGATATGATGTCAATGAAACTCCACACGCTTTTGCAACATCAATCTGTGTCATGCCTTTCTCAAGGCGTTTTTCTTTTAAATTATCCACTTAAATTCTCCTTATTGTTATTGTTATTATCTATAATATACCACAAAAAAATATATGTCAACTGATTAAAAATTAAGCGCCAGGATTTTCAGATTCAAGAATTTCAATAATTCTTTTTTTGGCGTCAAGCGAAAGATGGAGCAGCCCACCTCTAAATATATTTGTTATTTTGCGCGTTAAATCTATGTTCAATATTTCGTCAAGACGCTCCTTCTCGCTTTCCAATATATAATCTTTATAGTTTGTATTATTTGATTCGTACCAGTCGTCGATAGAGAATTTTGTCGAATCATCTATCAACCAACGTCCAGCATCAATATAAAAATATTTGCGCCCAACTTTTCTTACTTTACATTTGATGCCTTTTTCAGGCTCTTTTGTTCGATTGTATGATTTTCTAATAAGCCATAAATCTTCACCGACCACTGGTTTTCTTCTTTTTTTTATCATTGTATATTATCCTTTCGGCAAGTATTCCGGGTATTCTGTTTTGATTATTTCTTGCCATTTTTTGTTTAAGTTTTGCCAGTATAGATGCCCTTCGTATGTAGCAATCCAATAAAAAGAATTAGTCAAGACAGAATATGGCTCCGTCAATTTATTATGTCCATATCTAACATCACGTTTCATATTTTTAAGCCAATCGTTAAAACATCTGTTCTCAACCAAAAACCTCTTAAATCGTGACTTGATATGCTCTTTATATTTTCCGCGCGCTTTCTTTTTAGGGGATACCAAGTTTGATTCCCACCCTCTGACGTGTTCCGGGTATTCCCTCTCAAGAATTATCCGCCACAAGGTAGACGCATATGCCCACGGAACCCATTCGTCTTTGTCTATCGCGTGAAGATCGAACGCCATTACGAAAAAATCCCATGGTTTCGCTTTTTTGTGTCTGGATGGATATCTCCATCTTGCATCAAGAAATTGTGAAGAAATCCCGTTTCCTATCATGAATTCGACAAGCCTATCCATGACATGTTTCTTCCGCCAGGACTGTTTAAGACATGATTTTTTACTGGTTGGGAGCATGAGGCTTGCGCCGCACTTGTATTTCTTTCCAACCTTCCTGAGCCGATTACACTCCCGGCAGCAACATGGGATTTTTTGCCATTTTTGGGCGATCATTCTACGGTTTCCTTTATAAATTTATAGCCATCAGGAACATCTGGCAATTCGTGGAAAGGCGAACAATATGCTAATACAATATCTCCGGACGTAATTATAACGTTTATAATCAATCCTGAAGCATCACGCCCGGCTGAAGACCTTTGCGGATATAATGCAGGCAAATATCGTTCTATGTCAGATTTGTTTCTTGATGGTAGCCAATCGACTAGTTTGAATTTTATTGTTTCTATTGTTGTATCCATTTTCCCTCCAAATTTTAAATATTTTATCTAATGCAAAGCTTTAAACATTTTTCTTAACTCTTTGATATCTGTACAACAACCGTGTGATATCATAGTGAACGGACTACGAACAACCGTTCTATTGAAAAGCTCTTTTGCAGTGTTGCGCTTTATGCCCCGTTTCTCACCAGCTTTTTCAAATGTCGAACCCTTGAGAATTTCGATTACGAGGTCATAATTTTTGATTTTTGGTCCGGTGTTTTCATTCCCGCATCTTTTCCAGAGGGTCATGATTTATTCCTTTTCTTTGTCGAACTTCTTAGCGCATTCATTATGTAATATCACTGTATTGCCATAGTATTCACGTTCTGCGAAATGATTTCCCCATAGTTTTCGCCCACATTCCCAACAAAAACGGATACGTATTTTTTGTTTCTTGTCCATTCAAACCTCCATTTCTTCCGCTGTTTCCTTCTCTTTAATCCCGTATATTGTTTTCTTTTTTTATTTCCGGCCACGGTTGATTGTCCAATCGAAATCTTCATTGCCTGGGCCAAGATATCCAGGTTCGCATTCACAGAAAATTTGGCCACATTCTGCAATATCTTCTTTTTTGCACGCGCACCCATAGGGTGAGAAAAGTCCGTCATATTTGTTTTCAGTAAGGTATTTTTTTATTATTTCTAATGCGTTCATCATTCACCTAGTTAATTAGTTGATAAAACAATATTTATAATGTGTTCTTTTATGTTTCCCTGGAAAATATACCCTTTCCTACCTGATTTAAACTCTCGGCCTTGTTTGGTAAGCAGTGGACCAGAGTATATACATTGAGGGTTCCTCCAATTATGATTTACTCTTATTGTTACGACACGTATTTTTTGATAATGATCAATAAGAATATCACCGATTGAAACATAGTTATTTGCTAATGCGTATTGCTTTGCCAAGTCTGCTTTTTTAGATTCTGATTCTATGTCTATTTCCTTAATTTTTTGCTTGTATTCGTCTAAAGTCATCGCTCACCGCCTTTCATTTCATTTTTAACCGCTGATACATTTCTTTTGCCAGGCTTGTTTCATTTTTGGCCCTTTTAATATGTGTAGCCGTGATTGTATATAAGAACATCGCCAAGATAATAATCCGGACCTTCCAATCCATCGCTGTCATGACAGAAAAAATATCCATTTGAATATGTTTCTCGTACTGGTTTTTTGTGCATTGGGTTTGTTTCATTCGGGTACAATGTAATGCAAACGCCTTCTTCTAATTCTTCAAAATTTGTATTCAGCTCCATAATATATTCCTTACCAGTTTGTGACCTTTAAAAGGCCCTTTGTTGCCTTTTCAAGTTTCAAGGCGTCGTGTATTGATGGAGTCGTTTGCCCTCTCAGCAAATCGTATACCCATTGCCTTGACCTGCCTACGGCCTCAGCATAAAAGGCCATTTTTAGGTGATTATCATCAAGATATTCACGCGCTAATTCAATATTACTTCTTTTTTTCATAACCAAAATCCTTGTTGTTTAATGTTTGTTTTATCCTTGTTATATATCCAAAAATTTGTTTTGTCAATTCCAAAATAATGTATTTTTTTCTTGACACAAATTTAAATCCATGAGAATATACAGCCATAACAACTGAGTCATGCGCGACCACGCAACAAGCTGACAGACGGTGACACCGGTTGTACAGGATTTTTAAATTATAAAAATATCGGAATTTTTGATAAACATTTTCCATAAATTTAAGGAGGTGGTGACCGATGAAAAACAAATCAGCGTTTCCGATAGTTGAAACAGCCCAAACGGAAAGTATTGAAACAGGTATGAGTCTTCGTGATTATTTCGCGGCCAAGGCTATGCATGGTTTGATTGTGAGCTACCCTGTATCTTTGGACTATGCAAAAGAAGCTTATAAAATTGCAGACGCAATGCTGAAAGAGAGAGATGAATAGTGGAGGTTATTAATGACTGATGAAATAATTCTATATGATAGCGACCAATCCGCAGTGTATGAAGAGCGGAAGGTAAAGGGATGGTGGAGTGTAAAAAGCCAAACACACCACGGAGTTTCTGTTTTCTGGAAAGACGATGAGCATATGGCCCGTTGGGACGGGTGCACACATAAAATGTGTGACGAGTGCGGAAAAAACATTCATGAAAAGCACTATACATGCTGCCATAAATGCCGCGATAGGCATGAAAAGGAAAGATATGAAAAACTTCCCATTGCCGAATGGGATGAGAAAACACCCGTCTGCACTTTCGACGGTGATCAATATTTTTTCTCACCAGATCAAATTTTGGATCATCTCTGCGAATATGATTGTCAGTCTGAAAGCCTTATGCTTGTAATATGCGAACCTATATATCCAAGTCAAATAAGCACTGATTATTGGTGTGACGAACTCCATGATGATGGAGAATTGCCTGGTGATATTCTGGATGCGCTTGATGCCCTTAATAATGTCATTGCAAGGTCAAAACCTATCGCTTGGGGGCCAGGAAAAAAGCGTTTTACCTTTAAAACCAATTGTAATGAACAACGATTTGTATATGGAGGGATTTTGAGATGAGTGAGCCGAAACATTCCCCAGGCCCTTGGAGGGTTGCCAAAACTGACGATGGTAATTTCGGCATCGTCTCCAAATACGGCGAATGGATCGCAAATTGTTATTTATGGGCGAAACCTGTGGATAATGCCAGGCTTATTGCTGCCGCCCCCGAGATGCTTGAAGTGCTCCGTTGGCTGGACAATGAAATGGATTGCCTTGGTGGTTGCATGTTTTCGCGTCGTGATTTTGAAAAAGTCAGGGCGGCAATAAAAAAAGCAATGAACGGCTAACCATTCAACAAGACCGCTAAAGCGGCAAGCTAATTATAACCAGTAAAACCGATGGTGATGAATAATGAACAGCAAAGACGAAAAAAAAAACTAATTGGCGATGTTGATTCATACTACGAAACGATAATGGATATTTTGGAGAAAAAAACACCTCTCCAATACTATCGTTGTGGGGCATGCGGCGGACCTGTCGCTTATGAATTGTGTTGTGCTTGGTGCGGAACTAATGACCCTATGACGAAAAAAGACGATCCCCAAGAAAAAACATGCCTAACATGCATGTTTGAGCCTAAGTGGAGTTGTATCATCGGTGATGGTGGCGATCAGCGTGTTAACGGAATGTGTAAGTTTAAATTGCCAATGCCAATACCTGCTTCTTTCCAAGTCGTAAATGTAGTTATCACGCGCTTTCTTTTAGACGGATGGATATCTATTTGCAACTGCCCAGCATGGAGGCCGAAAGATGAAAAGATGGGTTACAAAAAATTGCCTTGAAAAAGGTATCCGACATTGCGAAGGCTACATGGAGCGATGCCCAGGATGGTTTTATGCTAATTATGTTGGTAGCCTTAGAAGGTCAGAGCATCATGAAACATACGAAGCGGCTAAAGAAAAAGCAGAATCGATGCGTATAAAAAGGATCAATGACCTTAAACAAAAGATCAAAGATCTTGAGGAGATGAAGTTTTGAACGAAAGCAATCTTGAAATTTAAAACATATTCAAAAATGATAATCAAGGGCATCCTGATCGGAAAGAGTAGGCACGAGTGGGGAGCATCGGGATTGAATCAGTTTATCATTGAAATAGGAAAAACAAAGGCCTGAAACGACTTAAACGAGAAGGGAGAATGTGAGATGCAAAGCATGGATAATATCATAATCGAACCAGAATCAATCAAACCAAAAGTCAAAGGTTGGTCCGATTTCTTTTCATGGAACCTTTACCGGTGGGTGAAAAACAACCCTGAATACGTTCATGTTTTTCAAAGCACATGGAATCCGGTTTATGACAAAGACAGGCCTGATTTCAAATGGCTCATGATAGGAATGATTGACCAAGATGACGAAAGCTGTTTTTTGGGCCGCCACCTTCCCAATGTATGTTGTGAAGGCAAACCACAAGAGAGTTTCGCATATTGCTGTCATGTCCACGATGTTAAAAACTGGAAAGACATCACAGATGAATTTTGGAAACGATACATGGAAATAGGTGTTTGCGCGATCCATGGTGATTTTGCTCATAAGTGGATCGAATCCGGGCGTGAACGGATGTGTGAATACTGCGGGAAAAAAGAACGGAAGATGACTTTTATTGAATCGGTTGAAAGGTGGATTTCTTGTAAATAACCTCAATATAAATTCTTGACTCCGAAAACATCATGATATAAAATGTATTATCTGCGGTGAGAGGCAGAGCAAATATGAATGAAAGCTCCCCGTGGTCACTACGCAACGAGTGACCTCTCTCACCGGGGGGCTTTTTTATTTGGAGGATATTATGCCCGAGCGAATCGCCTTTGCCATAGAACGCGACAGGAAAGACGCCGAAGAACGAGAGCGACGTGAACGCGAATGGCAGGATTCTTACATCAGATGAGGCATTCGATTTTTATACAGAGAACGTCATGCGGAATGATGTAACGTGTAAACTAAACCGGTATACCAGAAACATCAGGCATGATGATTATCCTATGTGGGAACTCCAAGCAAAGTCACAAAACTGGCATATGAGGGCAATTGGTTCACTCGTTTACAATGGGCATATCGGAGTTTATATTAAATAAATATTGCGAAAACAAAACCATATAAATTGCATCAAAGGGAGATTTTTAAATGGGAGACACACAAGCAATCACAACGACAAACGAAACACGACCGGCTACACCACTTGATATCGTTAATCAGGCAATGCAATCAGGACGCGAAATATCGATGGACCAGATTGAAAAGCTATATGAATTACAAGAGAGGCATGAGAAGAACGAAGCACGGAAGGCATACCACAATGCAATCGCAGAATTCAAAGCAAAAAGCTTCCGTATCAATAAGGATAAAAATGGGCATAACTGCATGTTCGCAAGCTTGCCTAATATCCTTGACGTTGTAACACCTCACCTGAGCGAATTCGGATTGTCTCTGTCTTGGGAAACCGCAAGGCGTGAAAATCTTATCTGTGTCACAGCCGTATTGTCACACAAGCAAGGCCATTCCGAAAAAACATACCAAGAGTCTGCACCAGACACGTCTGGCGGGAAAAATGTTATCCAGGCCGTTGGATCGGCACAAAAGTACTTGATGCGTTATACAGCCGAAGCCATCCTTGGTATTGCCGCACATGACAAGAATGAGGATGATGGAAAGGCCATGGATGAAAGAATCACAGAGAAACAACACTCAGAAATCCTTGACATGATGGCAGGGAAAAACATTGTTGAGGCTGATTTTATCAAATGGATGAACGGGCAGAAAGGAACAAGCATCACAGACATGGCAGAGCTACCTGCACGGTTGCATGGGTTTGTTGTTTCGACAATTAAAAGTGTGAGGGTGTAATATGATAATTTGTCAGCATGCGCAAGGCACACAAGAATGGTTTATGGACAGGCTCGGAGTCCCGAGCGCGTCGAACTTTGACAAGATAATGACGGCTAAATGTGAGCCCTCAAAACAGCGTGAAAAATACCTTTACCAGCTTGCCGGTGAAATAATCACAGGCCGCCCACACGATGGGTTCAAGAATTCTCGCATGGAAGAAGGCAACGAGAGTGAAAGCGCATCCAGGGTTATTTATGAATTTTCCCGTGGTGTGAAAGTCGAACAGGTCGGGTTTTGCAAGACGGACGATGGTCTTTATGGGTGCTCACCGGACGGCCTTATTGGTGAATATGGAGGTTTTGAGACAAAAGACGCATCACCCCACATCCAAGCGGAAAGATTGCACAAAGGATGGACAGGATCAGAACATCACAGGCAGGTCCACGGGTGCATGCTTGTCACTGGAAGAAAATGGTGGGATCTTGTTTCGAATTGTGATGGGATGAAGCAGGTTGTCATCCGTTTCGAAAGGGACGACGACCTGATGCGGAGGATGCATGAACAGCTTGTTTTGTTTTGTGACGAGCTTAAATGGGTTGTCAAAAGCATAGGCCTACGCTGAAAATGTTTTAATTCTTGTGCCTGCCTACAATCGGTTATTGTATATTGGGTATGATATCCCATCAAAGCTAACCCATGTGGTCGGCACGGAATCGATACTTATCGTTCCAGATGAATGAACTGTTAGTGTTCCAGATCCCGAGTCGGTTGCGACTGAAATAAAAATGTTTCTACCCGATGGACTGAATCCACTTGGGACAGTTAATATAGTCGTAGCCGAAGACCCGTTGGGCATAGCTAATCCGGTCAGATAAACTATATTTCCTCTTTTTATAAACCTGACTTCTGATCCAGAAGAGAAGTCGCCCCAGGTATCGTTAAAAGTTGGCTGTCCTGTTGCTGCGAGGCTCCCGCTCTGCCGAGACGAAGGTATTTTAAATTTAGACATGAGATATCCAGCCATTACTGAATGGCCGCCGCTATTTGGGTGCACGCCATCCGCGTAAAGATTCGGACTTAAGTCTACATCTCTGTAATCTATCACGGAAGCATCGTATTTATCGGCGAGCTCAATTATAGCCCTTACGTAATTATCATACGTATCGTATATAGGAGGCCATGTCGATTCAACTGGCTTCGGTGGTATCGTTAGCACAACGAATCCCAAAGAGCTCGAAAGACCTGTGATAAGAGATTCTAATTCGCTCTTAAATACAGCCACCGTTGTTGCCACACTCGAATAAATGTTATTCGTGCCAAGTGCAAGTAGGAATATCTTAACCCCACTTTCCCAATCCGCAACCTTTTTTATACTTGATACTAATGGTACGAAGGATGTTGTTGTTGTTCCGCCGTTACCGAGTCTGCTTATATTAACCCCTCTAGTTACGGATGTCATTTTTTGTCTGACGAGCCCTGTGATTTCTGCTGGAGCGTTTATACATCTTAGTTCCCATGCGCTTGATAATACCTGCCCATCAATTGCGGTACTGGACAGCGCATCATCTTCTGCCGCCCCCGCTAAAGAAAGGGTGTCAACAAGGGACCCATCCCTATAAACTTCTATGTTGCCTGACGCTAAAGTTTGTTGGTAGAAAACCTTGATAATCTGATACGCACCTGAAAAAAAGATACTTTCCCCAACGTCCAGCACTATGGATTCGCCAACGGGGCCTTTAGTTCCTATCGTACCGGTGTGACTTGTTATATTCGAAACCGAGGGACTGCCAAATGTAAATGAATTTTCTAATCCATAGTGACCGTTTTGTGCGTTGTTTACTGCTGTACGGAGTAGACCAGCATAGGAAGTATTGAATATGTCAGAGGCTCCCGAGCCAGCGGTAATGGAATCTCCGATAAGGCACAACTCTACACTTACAACACTATTTAAGCCTTGTACAATATAAGCCCCAATTTTGTTAAGCCTTGCCTCGTTCCGCTCTTTCCAACCGTACTGAGAGAAAACAGATATCGTAGAGTTATTTAGTATCGTAACGTCTTTCCCATAAAAAACAGAATTAGAATAGTATCCCGTTGCCACATTATATGTGGCGTTATCAGACAATATTTTTTCCTGATTAATGCTATCACAGAAATCGGACCATGCCGCGAAAGCCGTAGAAGTATCTGACCCATCGGTCAATACCCCGAACATGGGTGGTGTGGGGTACCCATTTAACTGCCGAACCCAGCATCCCAATGCCCCAGTTGGATCAGCGTCAGACGGTGCGTAAACACCTGAGCGTGTGTCGGATGTGACTTGGGTTGTAAAGTCTCCGGCTTTACCGACAAAAACCCCTTGACCTCCGTCCCCTGACGTTGTTCGGCCTTTGAGATAAACAACAGCCCCGTCAACAACTGAAAAGCTTTGAAGTTGATCAAGATCATCGGCAAGGATTACACCGCCGATAATTTCCCACGCCGCTGTAACCCCCGGCTCTGAAGCTGTAACATCAGCAAGATTGCTTACAAGCTGCCAGTAGTTTCCCTCGTGATAAACGGAATACGGAATCGTGGCTGCGCCGGTTTGGTCTGACCAGTTTCCCTTAAAGTTTGCGGATGCCTGCGCCGTTGCCGCTGATGCGGTTGCAACAGCTTCAGCCGCTTCAGCGTCGGTTTTGTATCCGTTTACCTCAGCCGCAAGGGCGTTCGCCTCTGTTCCGAATGTAGGCAATGCGGCCACAAAAGCATCAGCTTTTGTGGAAAATGTTGAAGGCTCTGTTCTTTGCGGCGCGTCTGGCAATGGTGTTATAGCCATTTTATACGACTCCTAAAAGTTGTAGGCTGTATGTGCCTTGGTTGTAATCAATAACTGGGTTAAAACGTTTGCATATGCCATATAAAAGAGACCATGGTTCAGGCTCTTCGGCTTCTGATGCGATCCAAAAAGCTTTTTGATCTTTTGAGTTTATGAAAAGGCTTGTCACTGCGCTTGCCTTCTCTCTGCTATCTACTTTTATTTTACAGTTAAGCTCTTTTGCACTTGGTCTTTCCGTTATTGATATCCGTCCAAAAGTGTCAATGGTTGTGTTCGAGTAATTTGTAAAACCAGGGGCTATCCCTTCAAGCGTTTCGCCAACGTCATAGGCATATCCGCACACCATAAGGCCGGCCTCTATTTCTGTTGATGGTGAAGCCCCTGAAATTGTGATTTCAAAATCTCCGCTTGAATATGCTGGGATATCCGTGAAAGAAATATCCCGTATGAATTCAATCGGTGATGTGTAATACTCCCACCAATCCCCAACGTCGTCATTTCTCAAACTTTTTGTTTCGCTCCACACCTCAACAGTATCGACTATCAATGCTGCCGCTATTTCATCACACTGCATCCCGAAAAAAACAAACGCCGTAACATTGTCGTTTTCAAGGGTTAAATTTATTTCCCCGGTGGCAGTTGTTGGGCTTGTGATTGTGCCATCGAACATTCTATATGGATTTGTTGCTCCATAGTCATACCATACTGTTTCGTCGGCCCCTGGCCGCCTGAAATTTGAGAATGCCAATGCATAATAAAGCCTATCGTTGTAAATACAATACTCGTCTTGTTCAAAAACTTTGTTCCCTAACAAATATATTGATGCACTCGGGCTTTCTGGGATTATATAGTAGCTCAGAGTTCTCCATGAAAAAAAACAATGCCCATAAAGCCCTGAATAGCTATCAGAAACACCTGTAATCGTTGCGGCAACCATTGAACCCGTCGCGCTTGATACATACGAAGTTGCTGATAGCTGAGAACACACGTACCCGGTAAGCTGGTTAACTGTTATTGACGCGCCTGTATAGCTCCCACTTATTTGAGAAAATGCGCCAGCTCCGGCGGTTTGTTTGTAAGCATGCGGCACCGTTGGAAGCACCGTAGCAGATACAAACACGTCGCCGGTGTTTTCGTAGACATCTATATCGTGAATTATATCAACACCGGATGGTTTTGCATACAAAGCCCATGACGTCGTAGATGTCATTTTGTAAATATTGTAGACAGCGCCCGTTGCAATATCAACAACAATAGAAAAGATATCGCCGTTTGTACTATTGGCATGCGCTAATACAATATGTGTTGTTAATGGTGCTGTTATTGTCGTAAAGCTACCGTCAGTCTGATCAATTACATAAAGGTCTGAAAACCAAGCGGTATATAATTTGTTTGTTGCATAATTCCCGTTTATTGGGATTGACGATGTTGAAGTGAATATTGTTCCTGTCCCAACCTCATCAGATAAGTTAATGAGAAGTGCGAATGGCCCAGATCCACCACGCTGAACATATATTTTGGCGTTCACTGTTATAAACAGGTCGCCTGTTACGGCATTCTCCCATATACAGCGTTTTGGCCCGTTTATATTTTGATCATATGTTTTTGCTTCTGTTGCTGTCCCGGAACCCCATGTGGCATAATCCTCTGCAACGGCATCAGTGGTCATATTTGTATCATCTATCGTTATCGGTATGCCCATTTTCATGCGGTTCGTGCCTCCGGTAAACCTGCCCCATCCCAATCATCAATGGTATCTGAAATCCGCTTCACAAGCAGTCTATTTTGTTCGGCCTGTTCTGATACGATTGATTTCAGTTCGATGACTTCTGATATAAGCGTATCATTATTTGATTGTCCGGTCAATGTTCCTGCTGGTCCACCGAGTATCGATTGATTGATTGTGTTGAGAGCCTCAATACTTTCTTTATGCTGTACCCATGATGCTTCAAGTATTTGTTCGTCAGTCGTAAGCTGGTCGCCTATCACATTTTCAAGGTGCGTAAGCGCTGATGTGGCCCTGGCCTGATCAAGATAATAGTCCTCGGCTTTCTTATATTGTGATTCTGTCGCGCCAGTTATCCCGGAAAGATACATATCAAGATTGTCAAGCGCTGACGCATTGCCACCGGCCACACTTGCAGCTATCCCCCTGATGCCCATGATTGACTCTAACAATGTGGTCCTTGCTGTTTCGTCAACCGTTTTTCTGACATTCTGGACAGCTGACAATGCGTTCTCCATCGTTGACACCCAATCTTTTTGAGCTTTTTCGAGGTACGAATAGTAATCGTTGGCTGTCCCGGCAAGCGCGAGTAACGAGGCATATGCGCGCTGTCCTGATTCGGTGGTTATATCAATTGATTCAACAAGGTCCTTGAAGCCGTCCCTCGTACCTGGGAGAGCCATCCCCATGCCTTCAAGAGCACCGGTAAGCGCGTCTTGTTCATCAATCGCCTTTTCTGAATCCGAGAAAAACTTATCGTAATAGGTTGAGAATGATTCCTTTAGAGCGTCAAGACCACCAGCAACATCTATCAGGCTTTCGCTTAATTCAATGGCCGATTCAACAGACGTGTCAAGTCCCTTATTCGTATAATCAAGGATTCTTAATACTTGTTCTTTATCAGCCATGAGCCGAACAGCTGTTTCGAGTAATCCCTCGTTTACCTCCTGGTATTGCGATACGATGGAGCCAAAAAGCGTATCAACGAGTTCATCCCCATATGCTGAGAAAGCATCGGTTATTATTTTCGTGACCTCATCACCTGTTTTGCCCATCAGGTCTATTTTACCAAGATCTATGGACATTGACATAAGTTCATCGGTTATATCCATATTGAAGCCTTCTGCGAGGCTTAATATTGTGTTGCCAAGATTAACGAAAACTTTTGAAAATAGCCTGTTTGTTTGGTCGTCAAGATCCTTTGTTATCGTCCAGTATGAAACATCATCAGAATGGAACCATCCACCATCGACAACTTTTTTCATGTCTACGAAAAAATCACCGACATCGGTGACCGCACCGCTTAGTACATCCCCCATTGTCGCACCAGTTACCTGGATACCTGAGGCGAGTTGTGAAACGTCCGTCTTGCCTCCAAGCACACTTGCAGCAGCAGACCCAAGCCAATCACCTATGGGCAGGCCTGCAAAAAGAAACTCAAAGTTTTTGAAGGCAACATCAAAGACATCTTGAATCCCGGCCATGTATGATTTCATGCCTGAAGCTGATTCCATCTGGCTAAAATCGCCTCCGACAAGAATGCCATGGACAAGACCTGTAATATTGTTGTTAAGATCACGGACCTCTGAATATATTCCGGTCAGGCGATCATATTCAAGTGCGTGTGCATCCTCAAGGATGCTTGCTATGTTTTCAACGCTATTGCTTGAGTCATTGCTCCCCAAAACAGTTCCAGACCCAGTATTATAAACATTCGGATTTTGGCTTTCTCCGCCGGATGTAAAACTGTTGATTGACACGCCAAGTGATGCAACAGCCGCCGCCATTGTGGCCATGCGGGCAAATGCGGTGAATGGATCGCCAAATGCCGCTTGATTCAGTATCGCGCCTATTGCACGGGCAACGTTTGCGGCCTGGATTGCAACCTCAATGGCTTGGAATTCTTTTGATTGCTGGTCGAAAAGACGCTGCGACATTTGCAAGCCTTCTTGCATTGATGCCGCGTTTGATTCGAGCTTTGAACCTATCCCTCCGGCTGCGTTTGCAACTTTTATAAAACCTTTTGTCAGTCTATCGAATTCATCTTCGCCTATTAATCCTGCCTCTGCAATGTTGAATATCTTTGTGAGCGAATCCCCAAGCTCAAGCGCAGCAGCATAAGCAGGTTTAGTTGCCGCGCGTATTTCATCGAGTTGGTCTGAAAGTTTTATCCCGGTATCAAATTTTTCAAAGTCAAAAGATTCTTTTGCAAGTTTTTTTATCTCTGACTTAATACTACTGAATGTAACTGCGGCATTGTTTGAAACTTGCTCAGTTGCCGCCGTCACTATTGGTTTTGTTATATCGACAGAAGGTTCTGACGCCTTTTCTGTGATTTCCCTGATTTCTTTTTTTACTTTCCCAAGCTGAATGAGTTGATCTCTAAGCGTGTTTTCGAGTCCTGAAAGATAATCGGGTTCGAAAATATCAAAAAGGAAACTCCCACGTTTACCCTTTGTCAATTGATCACGAAGCCCTGATATTGATATTTCAAGGCTCTCTTTCTGGCTCTTAAGCTTTGTAAGCATTGGGTCAAGATCAAAGCTTGCAACTATCTCTCTCAATTCATCACGGTTTGCTGTTGCGATATCTGCAAAGCTGATTGTGCCAGCCGCAGCCAGTCCAAATGCCGCAGAAAGGTCGGCAACCCATGATCCCATTTTGGTTGTTTTTTCAATTGACCATTGGGCAGCCTCTCCAATTCCACGGACAGATGTGGAAATTATTTCGAACGCCCTTTTTACATCGTCTTTGTTTTCTCTCACCCAGCCAGACATATTCCCAAGTTCAGTTGTAAAATCTGCCAAAATACCTTTGGCCTGTGACGTGAACCCTGAATCGCCAAGTGATTTTAAAAAGTCATCCCAAGCGTCTGAAAGGTTTGATGCCTTGCCACCGAGTGTATCCATTTGGCGTTCCATACCACCGGCAAAATTAACAAGACCTATGTTTTTAAGGTAGCCAGTTATTTCAGCCGCATTTTTCCCAATTGTTTCTGTTGTTCCCTGGAATGTGAAAGAAACGTTTTCGCCCTCTGACCTTGCCTTTATACCGAACTCTTTGAGTCGTTCAAATTCACCAGTTGCAGCATCGGCAACTGCCTCAATCATCTGATTAAGGTCTTTACCCATTGCCGATGCCGTGTTTCCGTATGATTCAAGGGATTTTTCAGAAGAATCAAGACCCATTGCCTTGAGTTTAATAAATGCGTCTGTGACCTGTGTAAGCTGGTATGGTGTGTTTTTTGCGAACTGTTGGATTTGCATGAATGCATTTTCAGCGCCCATGGCAGACCCAGTAACAGTTTCAAGGCTTGCGTTCAATCGATCAAACTCTTTATTCGCATCAAATAAGCTTCTCGTCATCGCTGCAAGACTTATACCGCCAACAATTCCACCGACAATAGAGAGTGCTTTGCCAAGTTTTGATGTAGCAGTTTCAGCCCCCTTTGCAGCGGACTGCATCCCGTCAAGCTCTTTACGGGCTCCCTTGACATCCCTACTGTCAACACCAAGTTTTATGGTCGTTACGTTCATTTTTGGCCTTTCAGAGCATTCACCATTTTCCTGAAACTTTCGTTTACAGACTCACGATCAATATCTTGATCAAGTTTCGGCTTTGGCCTGTTCGGGTCTTTCGCCGCGATCGCTTCGGCGCAATATTCTCGGGAAAGCTGCCTGATCTGCGTTGATTCGTACCATGGAAGATATGTGTTCGTAAGCCTTGACCACGCCTCAATCTCCTGATACGTTACTGGGACAGGCCCACCCATCCCTGGCATCGCAGGGCCAACCTCCATGAGGGATGAGATAAGCTGTTCTCCCCATTCGAGTTCAGGAAGTTCTATATGTTTCGTACCATTCAGCATTTCGGCCCTGCTTTGTTTTTTCCCTTCCGGCGTTGCGTGCAGCCATGCAAGTTGTCTTACATATAGGACAACCTGCGTTAGGCGTTTGGGTCATAGTTGTCCAGGTTCATTGCGAAAGCTTGGACCTGTTCTGCGATCCAGTCTTGTTCAAGATACATGGTCACGGCGTCTTTGTACGGTCCGTCTGCACTTCCGATATTATCGGTGAACCCCTGCGTCAGAGCCGCCAAAAATTCGGCCCCGGATTGAGCCTGTTGTTCATGTGTCATTTTTTTGACTGACCCGTATTTTCTATCCCGGTCCTTTACAGCGTTCCGCGCAACATCTGATTTAATACCGTAGATAAAAAGGTCAAGGGTTTTTCCATCTTCATCAATCAGTGTTTCACCTGAAAACGGATGAACAAGGCTCATTCTTTTAGGCACGCCACATGCTTTTTTTACGTTAAGTTTGCTGATATCCATGGTTTTGTCTCCTTTGTGCCACAATTTTAAGATGTCCCCTGTCCGGGCGTGGCAGGTCCGGACAGGGGTGCCCCGTGAAGGAGGGACGCGGGGGGTTATACGGTCGTGAACTGGGCCGTCACGCTGATGTCAGCCGAAATGGAAGTGTCAGTCCTCGGATTGTCCGTGGACGTATCAGACCACTGATCAAAAACATGTGTCACTGGGTTTGTAGGTGCTGCAAAAACGGCTGTACCATCACTACCATCAAGAACAGTCTGGGAAAGATCGCCGTAAACTGCGCCATTCGCGCCTGCGGCATAAGTCAGGGTGAATAATTCTGTTGAATCAACAACTGGCTGCGTTTTGATTGCAACGGTCACTTCGTTCTGGGTGATCGCGTTTGCATCGCCGTAATTGTAGGTGTAACCGGTGATTTCTGCGGTAAAATAAATGGTCCCGATTTCGATGTTTGTCAGCTTAAAGCTGTGTGTCACCGATTTGTTTGCACCATCGAAGCCAGATTTCAGCGCGATCTGTCCGGCGTCTGAAAGGATCTGGGCCAGAGGGAATGTGAACCCGCCATAATTGATTGAGCCTTTTTTCTTGTTGACCACACCTGTGTCCAGCGGGGTCCATTCCGGGACCTGGGCAGTGCCACCAAACGAAGGGATTGATCCGACCTGGCCGATATCTGTATAAGAAAGTGCGCCGTAACCGGCTGCGTCATACGTTGCCGGGACTCCTGCCGAAACTGACAGTGTAGTGTAAACACTGATGGTAATGTCAGTCATAATTTAGTCTCCTGTCACCGTGGCAAAAACGCCCGGTACGCTATTGATAATGGGAGGGCATACCAGCCGCCCTCATTTATTCCACGTCCACGAGACTGCCCCGTGATTGTGGCTTTTTGGCCATCATATGATAGCCGTGTGCCTATTTTAAACACGCTGAAAATTGAATCAGCCATTGTTTTTGCCGTTATTGAGTACGTGTCTGAAGGATATCTCAAGTTGATCCTGAAAACGCCGTCTGTTTCGTCCGAGTCTGCCAAGGTTACCGGTGTGATGTCGTTTGGGATAAGGTATATTTCCGCGTATGGTGTCCCAGGTGTTGGCTCGTAATTATCGTTTTCATGGGCGATCGTAAGTCCGAAAGACCCGTTGATAAATGCTTGAACGAAAGCTTGGTCTATTTTTATCATTTTGCAAGCTCCTCTTTGACGTCTCTCTCAAGCCTTGCCACGTTTTTTGCGATCATCCCGTCCCGCATTTCCCAGACAGCGGCATATGGAAGGTTGTTCGTAAGCCAGTCTATGGTGTCGGCTTTGACCATAGAAAGAACGTCTTCCTGCGCTCCTCCGCCATCAGAGCCTTGTGGTATTTCGTCTTCCCTTTCAATCTCTCCGCGCGCTGGTCTTCCTGTAGTTGTCTGCCAGTTCCCCCTAAGACGCCCTGTGTCAACCCGTGTGTCACGAATAACCCCATTGAAAAGTTTGATCTTAACTCCACGTGCCACTTGATCAAGCGATTTCCCCATGGTTTCTGCGAGTTTATCAAGGGGGATGTATGTCATGCGCGCACCTGTAATTTATAAGCCAAAACGGTTCCAGCCGGGTTGATTTCGTCAATGTTCACGATCTGCATGCCGTTAATTGTATCAGTCATGAGCGGCTCAACTTCAGGTGATAGTATCGCCTCTTTGTCCCCTGCCTTGATAACCGTGCCATCAATAAGGCTTTGTTTGTATGGCTTGATAACCCCTACCGTTTCTTGATTGTCCGGAGTCCCACCCGTTATAATGCCCGTGACAGGGTCAGTGCTTTTACCTGTTGTCCGCTCAAGGGTGATTGTTTGCCCGAATTCAGTCAACAATTCAACGGAAACCTCTGCCATGTCTGAATAAAAAGTCATGCACGTTCCAATGCAATGCCAAGTCCGCTATTCACGAGCAAAGATGAAAGAAGCGCCTCCCATTTGCTGGTCTTGCTCAATTTCACGTCATTGTCATTCCCGAAGTATTCAACCTCAACTGCACCTTCGACTTTTTCCTTTTTGCGCGTCCTGTTAAGCGGTGGATTATAAGGATCATTTCCTGCATGAATATCAAGAGCAATGGCCAATTGGCAGAGCTTCACTTGCCTTGGTATTTCGTCGCTATCCCAATAAAAGCCTTCAATAACAACGTCATAACGCGGGAACCCCATGGCCTGATCACGTTCGACAAGTGAACCCTTGTACTGTGATCGTTTAGATTCCATGTATTCACCGGCTTTTACAAGCTCAACGTCTGCGGCTGAATCGTCTGCAATCGTAATTCCAACTGATGCGGCATAAGCTATATATTCAGCACGTGTATTGTAGCTGTTTGCGTTATCAACGATGCTGCCGTCTTCTACGATCACTTGTACTTCTCCTTATTAAAATTTCACCCCAATATTTTGTTGCTATTATAGCCGCCAAGCACAATATAAGCAACGAT